CACGAGTGTGTCTCGGATTGATTCATGCTTTGGTTCTTTGTTGTTATCTATTAAGTTATTCAGTCGTGCTATCTTGTCGTGCATACGAACACGAATACCATTGAGCGCACCGCCTGGTGCATCTGTAATATTCTTTGGACCATAGTCATTGTGCTTGCTTAGCAAGATGTCTGCCAGTTCATCCTGAATGTCATACAGTGCAAACTTAAGGCAGAAATCCTCTACCTCTTCTTCGGCAAACTTACTGTTACCTGAAGAAGGGTGTCGTTGCTTAGCCTCTTCGCGCTTTCTATCTTTATCCCGAAGTCCCTTAGTAGGTTCAGTATGACCCCAATCTCCTGCGATGTAAACGTATCCTTCGCCGAAGTACTCATCTTCCCACTCACTCTTCATCTTACTCATGCTGCTACCTTCTCTCTAAAGAACTCTGTTCCTTGTTTGTTGAATATACTATTAACATCTTCACCATCGGGCATGTTGATTACAATAACTCCCTGAACTTCTCTCGCCAGTTTCTTACCAAAATCCGAACCTGGCTGGTCGCCATCCGCAAAGACATAGACACGCTCGAAGTCTTGTAAGAGTTTCGAGTAATGTCTTTTCCACGAGTTAGCACCAGGAACCCCAATTGCCGGGATACCACACTTTTGCGTGAGCGTGATTGCATCTATCTCTCCTTCACATACTGCTATGAAGTCAGTTGCCTGACTGATTGCTCCAACGTTGTATAACCTTGTCTCTGTACCTGACATGCCCATGTACTTAGGTTCTTCCCCATACATGCTGCGGAATCTAATGTCCACCACACCAGTAGGTGTCATGTACGGTATTGCTAACCTATTAACAAACTGCTCATGACCTGGTAGAGGCTCTACGACCAAGCCCAGGTGGGCTGTATGCGCGTCTGCTAAGGTGATTCCCCGTCTTGCCAGATAGTCCTCCGCTCCTGCTATGTGCTTTGCGTAGTGTATTGCTGCTCTGCCCAGTGATTCCTTCTGCGACTTTGACTGCTTCACGAAACCCTATTCCTTCCTTCTCCATAATGATTTTGTAGGTGTCACCTTTAATGCCACATCCAAAACAATTGAATGCGTTTTCTTCTATGTTAACTGTGGCTGATGCATGTGAGTCATCGTGGAATGGACACTTAAGTTTCTGCCATCCATTACGTTCACGATAAACAGACCCACCATAATGCTCAAGCACAGCCAAGATGCTATGCTTTTCCATTAGTATCCTGCTTCCTCTAACAGTTTATACCACACACCTACTGGCATTGTGGCGTACCACAAGCCAACATCGGTAGTACCTTTCTTCTTATGTATAACTACACCAGTATCTGCTTTGTCATTGTGCATCTCAACGTCTAGTTCTTTCAGCCATGCTGATAGTTCCATGCGTTGATGGTTCTTTATCTCCAGAACAACACCAGGGATGCCAGCAATATCGCCCCTGTCAAGAAGGCCAGATAGTGCTCGTCGTTCCACATGCTTTCTTCCTTTACTGTTAAGCCAGTTAACTACAGCAGTCTCTGCTGACGTACCCTTTTGTTTACTCTTACTCACGTAGTTCTCGTTCCAGTTCGGCAATGAGTTTCTTTGCGTAGTGTCTTACATTCCTATCGCATTCAACTATGTGGATAAAGATTGTTGCTGTCTCTTGTTCCTCATGGCATTGGTTACACTTGATTCTTTTCTTTCTCATCGTGCTTCCTCTAGGTCAGCCAAGTACATATACTCAGGATTGAATCGCAGCCACACTGGTGTGTTACCGGAAGGGTCAGCCTTACCGTAACGATTCTTTACAGGGGCAACAGCCATCATTTCTTGGTGTTGTCCGATTGTAAGGATGAGTGCTGGTAGTTGGTTAACCATTCCCTGTACTGCGCTTCGTGGTGGGCATGGGTCTGCGTTGTAGGATTCTTTTGTGTGGTGCAGTACAAGCACAGCCGCATTGGTATCTCTTGCAAGGTACTTCAACTCCTTCATAGCAGAGCGCATACCACCAAACTCCTCGCCACCATCCATCGCCACATCCATAAGGTTATCTACAATGATTAGTGCAGGTGATTCACCTAACAGTTCTTCTATTGCTGTTACCTCATCATCAATGTCACCAAGTCCAGGGTTGGAATCGAATGACCAGTAGATGTGTCGTGCTTGGGCTAGTGCTTGCTTGGCTTGCTCTGGATTCTCTGAGATTATCTTCTCTGAGTCTGACTGTGAATTGCCAGTAATCATTGAGTACAATCTCATTGCCATAGTGTGTGCATTAGTATCCGCTGATAGATACAGAGTTGGTGCTTGCATGCGCAGGGCCAGCGCAAGGGCAAGTGTGGATTTACCTGCCCCTGGCTGACCTGCAATCATACTAACTTCTGCTCTACGGAAGATGATTTGGTTATCATCAAATGCACGAAACACTGGTGGCATAGGCTCGCCCCCTATATCGGGACGACCTACTGCTCTCATTAGTGTCTTCATGTTATCTCCTAGGTAGTAATTAGATTACGCTTTAACGCCGAACACAGGTTTTGTTTGTTGCTTAGAATCAATTTTTTCACCCTGCCAACGTGGTCCACCTGCTGGGTCAAAGAATCCAACATAAGGCTTGCCTGCTTGATTAATACCACGCTTCAGTACCATAGGTCCGTTAGGACATGATGGTGCATCCGGTCTGCCGTATGTCCACTGGTTGCCCCACGGGTCAGTGACGGTCTCTGGCCCACTTGGCGTAGCACTAACAGGTGGTGGTACTGGTGCGAAGGCAGGTGGTGCAGCAATAGGTTCTTCACTTACTACTGTTCCGCCTAGCGAAGCAACCACTGTATCGATTGCGCTGTTACTGGGTGGCACTGGTGTAGCACCAGTTAGTACCTGCTCCAACGTAGCAATGGCATCTGCTGCACCTTGTGCAACAAGAGCATTGACGTTACTAATTAGTTCTTCCGCACTATCTCCACGTGCTGTGACGATAGTTCCTTTGGTAGTCTTAACATTGACTACATAGTTTTTCTCTGTCATTACTTTCCTTCCTTGTTCCATTCGCATTCTTTCTTGAATCCACACATCTTGCAGTGACCATAGTTGGGTATGAACAGTGCATCTTTACGTGCTCTGTCAAAGTCACCGACTATCTTCTCTATCATGTTCTTTGTGTAGAAATCTAGGTCAATCATTGGTGATGTTGTGTTAGTGCGTGCCATCCAGTAAGTACCATACTTCGGTCGGATACCGAATGTCTTCTCCATACCCACAGCATACAGTGCTAACTGTAGGTCTGATGATGGTGTGTACTTGCCAGTCTTTAAGTCTACAATAACTAACTCACCATCTGGTGTCACCATCACACGGTCGATACCCATTTGGACTGGGACATCCCCCATGTGTGGGGTCATTGAGATTTCAATGGCAGGCTTACCGTCGGGTGTAGTCCATACACTCCAGCCTAGTTGACCGGTCCGGAACTGCACCCATGAGTCCAGCATCTTGCGACCCTCTTCTAACCACCATGACTCATCTTCCCCGTCTGGGTTAGCCTTGGTGGTGCGACCTGCCTTGCGCCACAGTGCCGATTCCTGCCCCGTAGAGGCAACGTGAGCGGTTTTAACCCTATCCCACGTATCTTTCCACAGTACGTCTAATACTTCTGGTGATGTTGGGCTACTCATTTGCCCTCAATCTCGTACATAGCCTTGTCAAAGGCTTCGGTAGCCTCATGAACTGATGAACCTCCTACTAACCACCAAGAACCGTCCTCTTTCAACTGAACAATACGTGATAGGTAGTACTTCCAACCACAATCTAACCATGTGGTTAGTTGTGAGTATGAGATATGACTTGGTAAATCATATCCATTTATCTTCACAGACATCTTGTGTCCTCTCTGTTAGTCTTGCGTGGCAGCAACAGGGATTGCACCCGAACAATCAGATAATGCTTCCCCTCATTATCTGTTTGACCACTTGGTGCTGCCTTGCGGTGGTGAGTACGAGCCTTCCAAGGGTACCCACCACCCATCACTAGGAGAGTAATGAACAACTATACGGAAACCCTTAAGGGGTTTCTTATATAGTATATAACTAAGTATAATGATTTATTAACGAGTGTCAAATAAATCACCTTGTATCGGCGTGTCGCTGAAGATTTTGCTAGGTGCTTGCACCTTGAATACCCTTGCTACATCACCGGACTTGAGTGCCTGTATGTTACCACGACCCTCGAAGTCCTTAGTTGCCATAGCCTCGGACTCGTAGGGTCCAAACAGGAATTGTCCTACGCCTTGGTAGTTAACACCAACCACGTACACATCCCTCTCTCTACGGTATGAGTCTATTAAATCCCATACATCCTTGGCTAAATCATCTACCGATTCGGCGGGTCGTGATAGCGCATCAGAGATTGCATCGAGTTCCTTCTTCCTTGTTCTCACTTGATACCTAACCTATCCATAACTTTTCTATAACGATTTATAGTTGCCTTAGCATTTGATACAGCAACCAACAATATAAAGTTTAGTATGTATGATACTAAGTTAATCCATCTCACCTGATACCTCCTTAAGGTAGTCGTCTGCATGCTCTACGTCATGTGCTATGTGTTCGTAGTATGCAGCAGATACGACTAACATCTTAAGGGCAGGATGTGCTCGTGTATTCCACCAGATACCTGCTTCTTCCCTGAACTCATCGGTCATGTCGAGCAGGAACAATGGACTGTTATCTTCCATAGTCTTGCTCACTATCATAGTCAGTTACCCACTCAAGTCGTTGCTCATCTGTGATTATCTTCTCATAGTTACAGTCAGGACAATAACTAACAGTAGTGCCATCATCATCCGCCGGTACGTCTATGTCAATGACCTCGACACCACACTCAGGGCAATCCCAATCGTCACTCCTGTCACTGGTCAGCCAGCCTGACCCATGTAAACTAGAACTCATCATCTTCCTCCGTATCCATGTTCCTAGCAATAGGTATATTGTAGGTTATTTCTTCCAGTAATATATTCTTCATGTGTCTTTCCGACCGGCGTTCCATTGCTGTCATGCCACCCCAGAAACCAAACACCTCATGCTTTACGGCGTACTCTCTGCACTCCCTAAGTATGGGACATTGCAGACACATACGACGTAGGTATGCATGTTGTATAGGTTTGCTAGACATACTTCGTATGTACTCACGATTACCTATTGGTGTAACAGTACCGCGCTCAGTATACAGGTCATCGTCATAGAATATATCTAGTCCAATGCCTGCACATGCAGCACCACTGAAGTCAGGGACTTGCAGTTCCAGGTCACTCATACGTTCGCGTGTCATGGTCATCTTCTCTCTGTGCTAGTGTGTTGTACCCTGGAAATTGATAGAGAAGTTCTCCTCTATCATCTTCCACTGTGAGTACACCTGCTTGGTCAAGGGCTGATGGAATCATAGGGATACCACCGCTCATGGTAATGAACTTGTCTAGTGCATTGTATACAATAGCCTCGTCAGTTATGGGGTACTGTCCTAGCCCATACTCTCCGCTGTCCAGCATGTCCTTGAGTATCTCATGGTAGAAGTACTCAACTTCATATGTAATCTTAATAGTCTCAGTCATATTACCAATCCAATTTCTCTAGTTGTAGTTGTTCTTGCTTCCACCAGTAGTCGTTACTTCTAACAGTACTGTTAGGTGTGTAGCACATGCAATGTGCCATGTGTTCGTTGCAGTCTATACATGTATTGCATGC